TCAACTATCCAGCGCCGCTACAGACTAAAGGACAGCTCCTATACGCGCCAGTTCTTGGTGCAGACGAGTGATGCCAACGCGACTACGCAGCGCGAGTCTTATGAAATTTATCAGTTCACCTTAGTTGAGGCCTACGCGAACTAATGGGAAGACGAAATACGGTCAATAAGCTTACGCTTAAACTTACTGCACCAAATTATGCACATTTGTCGGATGCCATCGATAAGTTCAAGAATAAAGAGGCACAGTTTTATCAGGATCGTGCTGCGGAATTGTCTCAGTACCCTGGGATGGGATACAAGGGTCCTAATACTGTCGAGAGAGATTACGACGCTTTGTTAGGGACTGACCCGTGGAATTATAAGCGCGAATTCAACGCCGCTAATAACACTGAAAAGAACGACAGTGATCAGACAGATGCTACTGACGATAGTGATACTGGCGAAGATATGGACAGTTTCTATGTCCGCCTTCCAGAAAAGCTAGCTGACAGGATTGATAATCCTGACGCGACAGACGGATATGGAGATGACGAGGAAAAATATATTCTTTACAACCCTGGCACAGGGTATAAGGAGGTTGATCTACTTTATAAGAATGTAGACATGTTTAGAGAGAAAGGCAGTACTGGTACTTTGGATAGCGATAGGTTTGGAGGCGGTACGCGCTATTTTGAGGGATTTGGCGAAATACCTACAAGATACAAGGGCAACAATAATATGAATGGCCGCATTGCTCACATGAAGCGGTTAATCGGCACTCTATGGAACAGTCAAGTTAAGCCCTATTGGGATAGTTATAACAGTGAGCTAAACACTTACAACGCTTACGTTGGTGGCGGCACAGGTACAGAAGTTATCACCGGTAGTGACCCTGATAATCCATGGGATGGTCTCACTAATGACTTTAAAGGTTATAACCGTATTGATGAACTCAGCAGCAAATTGATTAAAGAAGCAAGAGGTTATAACTAATGGCGCTTAAAGAAGATGCCCTAATCTCGTTGTTCATCATCTCAGGTGAGAGGTCTCACATGGGCGATCTATTTGGACGTATCAACATAGTCAGTCCAGAGCAGACTGGCGGACAGACCGTCACCTACGTGAATGAAGCTGGCACGGACGTGGTCTACAACCCTTCGCCTGTGCAGTTTGCGGGCGTAGAGATTTCAGGTAGCAACAAGTTACCTACTCCAAAAATCCGCTTCGCCAATGTTGATGGTGGTATGACTGACCTCAGCCGCGACTTTGATGATCTGATTGGATTCAGGCTTATTAGAATCAGAACTTACGGTAAATTCTTGGTTAAAGTCGGTAACTTGCCAGGAAGCTCGCCTGACAGGAATGCCCACTTTACTCCAGATACTTGGTACTTTAATCGCAAGATTGAGGAGTCAAAACTAGGTGTCAGCTACGAACTAGCTTCTATTTTCGATGTAGAGGGTTTGACTGTCCCTAAACGGCGTCTTTACAACAACTTTTGCCCCTTCGCTTATAGGGGGCCTGATTGTAAATACGCTGGTCCTGATGTACCTACAGCTGGTAAACATGATGGCTGCGCAAAGACACTAGATGCTTGTCAGGCTCATTTCGGCGCATTAGGACAAGACCTTAGGTATGGAGGTTTTCCAACAGCTCAAAACTAATGTCTACACGTCTACATCAACAAATCGCCAAACTCGCTCTGGAGGCAGCCCCAGAGGAAGTATGCGGTGTTGTAAAGGACGGCAAGGCTATTAGATGCGAAAATAAGGCTAGTGAGCCACAGAAAGCTTTTTTAATCGATGCCGCGTCGTATCTAAAATACATTCCGGACACGATCTTTCACTCACATCCAGTTGGCCTATACGGCTTTAGCGATCACGATATTGCTGTTGCCTCCAATATGGATTTGACCTCATACGTCTATGTGGTCGAAACTGACACTCTTGAAAAGTGGTCAGCCTCAAAAGGTATCGAAGTATTTGAGAAGGTTTTAAACCGATGATGAAGATTACCCTGGAGGGCGTTGCAGGTAAGCGGTTTGGCCGCGAGCATAACCTTGCCGTGCGTAGCCCGAATGAGGCTCTTCGCGCTCTTTGTCATCTCATTCCAGGCTTCCGAGAGTTCCTAACTTCAGCCCATGAATACGGAATCTTTTTCCAGGTAATAACCAATAATCAAGACAATGTTGACTATGAAGGTCTAGGTCTTCATTGCGTCTCTTTCTCGCTTGTTCCTGTCATTACAGGTGCTCTGAATTTCAGTTTTCAAAATATCGGTTTAATTCTTGTAGGAGCACTCCTTGTTGCTGTCTCTTTCGGTGCTTTCGGCATCACCTATGGCGCTGTTGGAACCATTTCCTATGGCCTGAAGATGGCTGCATTCAGCCTGGGTATGGCGTTGGTATTTACAGGCATCGCCGGACTCTTTGCGCCTGGTGTTCCTGAGCCTGGTAAGTCAGAAGGTGGTGAAGCTGACGATGCTGTCTTCGGAGGTATGAGTGGCACCTCCTCACAAGGAACACCTATTCCGCTCCTTTATGGCGAGTTCCTGATCCAGAATATGCCCGTGGTCTCCTCTTACATCGATGAGGAGAAAGGTCATCTGATGTATATCATTTCAGAAGGCCAGATTGAAGGCTTAGCTACGGGAAATTCTGACCGAGATCTCTACTTCAACGGTCTTCAGTCAGGTGCGAGTTCTGTAGACCTCATCAACATCACAGACGGAACGCAGCAAAGCCAAGTAATTAGTCAAATTGATTCAGCAGGTTTCCACATTGCGGTTGGTTCAACTTTACAAGGCGTAAGTTTTGGCGATCCGAATCCACAAATAGTCCGCTCGTTTAATCAACCAGACGCGGATACCTTGCAAATTAGGGTACTGCGTGGTCCTTGTTATCAGGTCAAACAGTCAAGCCCTAAGAAGGGCGGTAGATCGAAGACTAGCTATGAGCCTTATAACAGGAAATCTCATAGCGACATGAATTTCCCTTCTTTAGCCAATGAATACCTTCGTTGGGATATTCGTGTGTTGGATGCGAATGGAGCAATTATCTATCAGGAAGAAGTTAAGGATAAAGGTCCTCTAAAAGCCAGGAAAGTTTACGATCTTCCCGATATCAATATTTCTGGAAAAGCCATGCCGATATCCTTTACTCTTACACGACTTGACAAGGGACCTGTCCCTGATCCTGAGTCACATGAAGGTGGTGCAAATAACTATTCTTTCAGTTGGGTTAAAGGAGATGTCCAGCTTGTATCTGCAGATGTGTTCTGGCATGAAAAGCTTGTATATCCGCACAGTGCGCTTCTAGGTGTAAGGTATGACGTTGGAGAATTTTCCCAAATGCCCTCCCTCCAGGGCTTATTTAAGGGGATTAAGGTCCCCACCCTCGACTCAAACCTTGTTGTCAGTTATGGATGGAGTGACAACCCTGCATATGTGCTACTAGATCTCTTGACGAACCCTCGTTACGGCTGCGGTTTGCGGCAGTACACCACTCAGGTTCATAATGACAAAGTTGTGGAACCAGGCATCGCGCTTAGCGATATTGATCTTGGTTCATTTCGAAAAGCTGCACAATACTGTGAGAGTAAAAATATTAAATTCAATGCTTACATCAACAGAACAGCTGATGCATTAGATCTTATTCGATCCGTCGCTGCAACATTCCAAGGAAGCTTGATCTATGCAGGTGGTTATGTCACTGTTGTTATTGATAAAAAGCTAGAAGATGACGATCGTAAATACTTCAGGCTTTACTCCGAGGCAAATGTAATCCAGGAAACCAATGACGCTGGAGAAGTTACGGATCCTTGTTTCGTGTATGAAGGTACTGGCCGCCGCGCACGAACAACAGCTGTAGAGGTGAGTTATGTAGAGCCTTCAGAGTTCTATATCGAACGAAAGGAGAGTATTGAAGATCGAGATTCTATCGAGCGTTATGGGTACAACCAAAAGACTATCCGTGCGCTGGGATGCACCAGCCGAGAACAAGCAAGACGTCTTGGTCGCTATGTCCTTGGCAGCAATGTCCTTAATACTGAAACCGTTTCCTTCACTGTTTCTACTGAAGGAGCGATGCTTCTTCCTGGCGATATCTGTCTAATTGCCGATCCCTTAAAAACTCGAATTACTGGTGGCGGCAGAATCACGGTTGGTACGAGTACAAGTATTGTCACCGATCGTGCTATCACGGGTGTTAACGTGTCGAGCGGCAGTTGGTATGTTTACATTTACGGCAATACTGGTATTGCTGAGCGTTCAAGGGTTACGACCATATCTAATACAGGATTGATTAACACCGTTGGTTTTGCAAATATTCCAACCACAAACCAAATGTGGATTCTTGTCAATGAGGATGATGAAAATGTAATGCGCCGTTATCGCGTTCAAGCAGTCAAGGAGAACAGTAACTCCACTTATGAGGTTACTGCCATTCTCTACACTGATAGAAAATGGGACTATGTAGAAGGTATTGACGATGTAGATTACGGAAAGGCAACAAGAACATATAGAAGAAACAAAAATCCTGCTTTGAATCCTAATCGCATCAACTTCAGCATTAGAAACCTAGAAACATGAGTAGGACTGTTATTGCTGAATGGGAAGCACCCTCCTATATCCCTTTTGTGGCTCTTGATGCGGTCTACCCAGGTTCTTTGTTTTCCGAATCGGTTCCAGATCCTAATATCGACCATTACGAGGTTGATAGATATGAACAAGACGAATTGCAATGGATATCTGTAGGTAATCCCAGGACTGCGAGGGTTGAATTTCCAGCTGAACACTTTGAAAACGCTACAGTTAGAATACGGGCGGTTTTAAGAGATGGGACTAAGACTCCCTTCATTACCTCCGGCAACTTTCTTGTTTTCAGCATGGTTGCTGACTTCGAAAGTTTAAATAACATCATCCTCCTGTCCTTTATCTGATGGCGCTATACGGACGCGATGCCAACGGTAACGATGCCTATATCCGTGGCACGGGGGCGGGCTCTGGCGCAGACGGCTACCTCACTTTTCACGACGTCTTCTCAGACGAAGTTAAGTTTGCAACCGCTACTCAGCTCGCTGCAACACTCACTTCTGATCTTGTAACTGCTGTAGCGGCTAAGAAGATCCGCGTACTTAGTCTGACGATCAGCGCCGCTGCCGCTTGTTCTGTCAAATTCGAGACTGGGGCTTCTTCTGCTGTGATTGCTGAGAGCTTCTACTTGCCCATAAACGGTACGGTTTCTCTGTCAAATGAGTTGGGTCTTTTCGAGACTGCATCAGGCGACAAGCTAATGATTAACAAAACTGGAGCAGCTGACATCAGCGTCACTGTTAGTTATCGGGAGGTCTAAAAATGACCCGTGTATTTGGCTTACTTTTTGAAGATGGTCGCAATGGAATTCTGGCTATTCAGCCTTCGGTTCCTTTCTTTGGTTGTCAGCGTTATGAACAGCATTTCGACGTTGTTGACGGAGCAGTCGATATCGATCTTCTCCCTACCCCGGCTGGAGTATTTTATAACGTTGGTTTCAAAAGCCCAGGTGATACCCGTAGAACTGATTTCACCCTTCGCTGGACAATCCCTAATCAACCACAAATAGATATCACTCCTGACGCGGATCAGAACTCTGCCAAATCTGAACCGGCTGTCAGGGCAACTGTTTACGAGCGTGTTCAGCTCAAGCGCGTTGCAGATGAGCTTAGTGACTCACTGGAAGACAATAGTGAGCTTACGGTCGAACTGTCACAAGCAAAAGCTCGCGTTCAACAATTAGAAGAGGAGTTGCGTGCATTCAAGCGGTCAACGAACCGTGTTCTCTCTGACCGGGACGAAATGATTGCATTACTCAATGAAAAGAACGAACCTGTAGTCAAGACGGTGTATCTTGATAAGCCGGTTCCGCCAGCCGCTTTGCATGAAAGAATTAAACGTTTAGAGCAGGAGAATCTTAGACTTATTGAGCTTAATGCTGAATATTATAAATCGGTTGTAGCTCTCTATCAGTTACAGT